GTTAAATTCTGATACAATGAGCGTCAAACCAAAATTGATTTATCGTGTATACAGGTCAGATGTATTAGATTCTCCATTATACGACCCTCAGTATCTTGAGATTCAAAATTTCGCATTCAATCGGGATGGAGTAAGTTTTCAAGCAATTGCTCCTCAATTAAATGTTACTCAGACAGGGAGTGAATATACTACTGACAGATTTCCAACCTTACAAGGATACTTATGAGCATTGATAAATTTCTTAGTAAAACATATGATAAGAATAATTACAATTGCGCTCATTTTACTGTAGACGTATATAAACATCTTACTGGAGTAGATATTGAGAGCAACCTGAAAGGGTTGCTTTTTCCTTTGTACGATAATCATGCTACATTAGAGTTACGTAAAGGATTTACAAGATTACAATCTCCAGAATCTCCTTGTATTGTATTGTTCTCTGGAAAAGGAATAGAACCTCATGTTGGAGTTTACTACAATGGTAGAGTGATTCATTTAGGAGATAGTGGTGCTCAATATGTAGATATTGATATTATTAAAATTTCATTTAAGACTGTGAGGTATTATAAATGTTAAAAACTGTTATTCTAGCAACAGACAGTCTTGATCCGACTACTTGGGTAAAAGATGAAGTAGAGAATATTGCAGAATATTTGATGGAAAAATTTCCTCACGGATTTCCATCTTCTGCAAGAATTTATCATGAATGTGTAAGTGAAGCTTCAGATGTTACTCCTTTTGATGATGCTGGAGTGAATAAACTTTTAGAATTGGAAGGTACGTTCTTAGTAGTAATTTATCCGAGAGCATTTCTTCCTGTTTGGGCTATTTGGGCATTTATTGGTTTACAGATTGCATTTACTGTGTACATGTACAGTAAGATTCCTAATGCCTCTCAAAGGAATTTACATCAATCTTCTCCAAATAATAATATTGCCGGAAGGACAAATACATCTCGACTTGGAGCAAGGGTTCCTGCAATCTACGGTACTGTACAATCAACTCCTGATTTATTGTCAAACTATTTTGTATATGAAGCAAATAAACAAGTAGAGTACTCTTATCTTTGTGTTGGTGAAGGTTACTATGACATTGATCCTACAAAAATATTTGATGGTACTACTCCTTTTCAAAATGTTCAAGGTAACTCTTTAGATATTTATGCTCCATTTACAAGCCCCAACTATGGAACTCCGCAACTAACCCTTGGTGATCATATTACAGAGCCTCTTAAGGTGGTTGTCCGTGATAACGCTGTCAATGGACAAACACTATTGGCTCCTAACAGTGGGAATTATACAGGAGATCAAACTCTTTCTTTTTCATCGATGGGAGTTATTGCTTACTCAGGATTACCTGATGGAGTAGTGAGGGCTGAAACTCCACCTAACTTTACCACATTATTTGTTGCAGGAAATCAAATTACTTTATCTGGTACTACAGTTGATGGTGTATATACTGTATCCGCCGTAACTACATTGAGTATAACTTTGGATCATCCTGAATTAGTAAATCCTGCTTGGTCTACCATTGATATTGAACATGGCAGCGGTAATATTGCTACATACGGATATTCTTGGGTAGGTAGTTTCACTATTACCGGAGGAACTAATAGTGAAGTGTGGTGTAATCTTGCTTGCTTGAGCGGATTGTTTGCTGATAATGGTGAAAATCAATTTGAAGTAGCAGATGAGGTTGCGATTGGTGTTACTCCTTTAAATAAAGCTGGAACTCCTATAGGTAGTGAAGTAATTACAAATCAGTGGATTTACGGTAGTGCTGTAAATAGGGATATGAAAGCTGTAACTGTTAAAATAAATCCTCCAATAAAGGGAGCTTATTATAAAGTTAGGGCTGCTAGATTTAACCCGAAAGATACAAACTTTAAAGGTCAAATTGTAGATGAAGTAAAGTGGCAAGATGTTTATTCTGTTCTTCCTGTAACTCAAAATGATTTTGGTAATGTTACTACAATTAGAGCGAGAACACAAGCTACGAACCAATCTACAGCTTTAAAAGAACGTAAATTAAACTTGATTGTTACTCGTAAATTACCAAAATGGTTAGGTGGTACTTCTTTCTCGACGACTTTGTATCCTACAAATAATGCTGCTGACATTATTTCAGCAATAGCATTAGATAAAACATTTGGTAATCGTTCTGTTAATGAAATTGATTTTGAAAATATCTACTCTATCGCAGGGACAACAGGTCAGGTTGCTACATATTTTGGTAGCCCTCTTACCGCTGAATTCTGCTACACATTTGATAATTCTAATGTAACGTTTGAAGAAGCATTTGGTATGATTGCAGGTGCAGTATTCTGTACTGCTTATCGAAGAGGTAATAAACTTAAATTATTCTTTGAAAAGAAAACAGAAGATAGTACATTGTTGTTTAATCATCGTAATAAACTTCCTAATTCTGAAACAAGAAGTGTTCGTTTTGGTAATGAGAAAAATTATGACTCGCTGCAATATCAATGGGTGAGTCCTACTACTCAGGATGATTTACAAGGTAAAGGTGGTGATAGTCTTGTCACTTATTATATGCCAGATGAGTATTATAAACCATTGGCTGTGTATTCTGCTCCAAACAAGATTCAATCTGCTGGTGTTAGAAATAAATTACAAGCTTATTTTCAAGCACATCGTATCTGGAATAAAATTCAATATCAAAATCTTTCTGTTGAATTTACTGCAACATACGAAGCAGATATTTTAGTTCCAACTGAACGTATTCTTGTAGCAGATAACACTAGGGCTGATAGTCAAGATGGTGAAGTTAGGTACCAAACAAGTCTTTTGCTTGGGTTATCTCAACCTGTAAATTGGATTACTCCGACAATGACTATCTTCTTGCAAATGTATGATGGAAGTGTAGATAGTATTCCAGTAACCAAAGGAAGTGGTAGTGATGTTAATGAAGTATTGTTATCTCGTGCCCCTAAATTACCACTTGTTTTAGAAGACGACGCATTCGCAACAACAACATATATGTTAGTACCTAATACAGATACTAATAGTAAAGCGTTCTTAGTCACTGAAAGAAGTCCTGCCAGTGATCTAACAACAAAAGTAACCGCTGTTAATTACGATGACAGATTTTATCAGAATGACTCTGATTATAAAAATGGAATTGTAGATATTAATGGTAATTTAATTTAATAATTGAAAGGAAATAAAATGTTTTATGTAGACCCCAACCCAGATCAAAATACTAAACCGGAAGAAGATCGCACTGGTAGTGGACAACCTCCAATTAAAAACTAATATGATATACGCAGCTACATTATTAGCTGCTTGTATTCTAAATAGAGAGGATTACAGAGTAGTCCTCTTTTCTTTATTGGTAGCTTTAACACACTATCTTCCTCTGGAATATGTTACAAACTATTATTTGTGGTATTCAATTTGTATCTTTACAGAATTGAGTGTAATTGGTTATTGTTTAATTTCTAAGCTAAAACAAAGCTTGGTGTTGCTTCCAATTACAATCTTACTTTTGTTTTCTCACATTATAAGTTTACTAACTGGAAGTTTAGTTAATTACGCTCTTATTGCTCCAATTCTAGAGTACTTGCAGATATTTAGTTTCATCATTACCTCTTCAACAATCATAACAATTATAAAAGGAAGAATTAAATGCCTACAGAAGTTTGGATGTGGATATTAACAGCACTAGTTGGATTACTGAGTGCTACATTTGGTGTTGTTTGGAAAATGCTTAGAGATGAATCCAAAGAACATGCTGAGAATATTAAATTAAAAGCTGATAAAGAAAAGCTTAAAGAAGCCGAAGATCGTTGGAATAGAGAATTTGAAAGACAAGATCGTAGGCACGATAAAGAAGTGGAAGCAATGGAAAAACGTTTATCTGACAGAATGGATAGTATGGAGAATAATATCATGGGTCAGATGAAAATGATTATGGAATTAATAAAGGAAAAATAATATGGCGCTCTCAACAAAAGATGCAATCATTCGCTTTGATGAGAATGAGGATAGAATTAATAAGTTTGTAAACGAATACGGAACTTATACTCCGAATTCTGGTTTACCTAACGTTGAAACATTACCTAGTTTTATTCAAAGAAACAACGAAGCTCTTAATTTACTTACGGCAACAAACGTAAGAGGAAGTTGGGCTTCTTCTACATTATACTCTGTTTGGGATGAAGTTCAATACTCTGGAACTTGGTATCGTTGTGTAGTAGCCCATACTTCTACTGGTACATTCGATTCTACAAAATGGAGGATTAGTCAAGGTGTTAGTACAGGTACTTTGTCTAGTTCGACAGGGGCATCTTTGATAGGTTTTTCAAAAGATGGTATTCACATCAGGACTGTAGAAAGTAAATTAAAAGATACTGTTAGTGTAAAAGATTTTGGTGCAGTTGGAGACTGGAATGGGACAACAGGAACAGATGACACCGCAGCTATTCAGGCTGCTTTGAATTCCAGTTTAGCGGTTGACTTCGGAGATTCAGATAAAAATTACAAAGTTACTTCTGTGATTACACTTAGAAACGGGCATGTGATTACTGGAAACTTCGCAAAAATCACTCAGACTACAAATAATACCGAGATTTTTAACTATGAAGGAAAAACAGACATCAGCATCTCAGGTATCCATTTTGTAGGTGTTGGAACAGATTATGTAGAATCAGATTCTTCTCGCGCTGTTGCAATTTTCGGGAATGCTGGCGAAGCAAGAATTAAAGTGCATAATAATCGTTTTACAAATTTTGGATACACAACTCTTCGAGCTAAAAACGCTACAGATATAGAATTTTGTAATAATATTGTTGAAGGCATAGGCGCACCAACTCTTACTCCAATATCCTCTGGAAGATGTTACGGTATGTTAGCAGATTCCGGCTGCATCAGAGTTCTATGTACTGGTAACTCAATAAGTAAAGTTTCTCAAGGATTTAGAATCGAAGGATGTCAGGATGTTCGCATTAGTAATAATAGCATATACAATATTGTAGGTCAACACGGTATTTACGCTGGTGCAGCTTTGATGAATATTGTTATCTCGAATAACAATATAGGTGCTGTTGATTTAATTGGTGTAAAAGTACAAGCTCAAAACGGATATTCTGAAAACAAAAATATCTCAATCATTGGTAATACAATTACTTCAGCAGGAGATCAAGGGATATTATTGTGTAATGGTGCTGGGGCTACTAGTCAATTAGTTAAAGTTAAAACAGCTACCATTGTTGGTAATACTTTGAAATCAATCGGAGGAAGTGCAATTAACATTCAAAATACTATAGGATGTGTAGTTGCTGATAACGTAGCTGACTCAATCAACGGAAGTGGAGTAAACTTAAGTGCTTGTAGTTATGTAGAAGTTAAAGATAATGTAATTTTATCTACTCAGTATTCTGGAATTCGAGATCAAGAATCATGCTCAGACATAATTATTGATGGAAATAGATTGCATAACGTAGCGCAATTAGCAGCTGGTAGTGATGCGTATGGTATTTATTTTGGAGGAAGTTCTGGATCAAATATTACAATTTCACACAACGATGTTAGTGACTCCAATGCAAAAATGTTGTATGGTATTTTCACTCCTGAAGGAGATCAAACAACATTCTCTATTTTTGGAAACACTATTCGTAACTCAACAGGTAATTCTGTTCGGTATAAAAACGGAACAGATGTAATGCGAGTTTGTCGTGATAATGTCTTATTAACTGCTTCCTATAATGACACTGCTCTTCCAACAGTTGCGTCAGCTAGTACTTTGTCACTCCCCTCTGTTGCTAGTGTGGTTAAAATTTCAGGAACAACGACAATCAACTATATTGTTCCTTCTGGTCATGTTGGTAAGATTGTTACTCTGGTTTTTGTTGATGGATGTACGGTTGTACGTGGTTCTAACATACTCATCTCATCAACGTTTGCAGCCACAGCTAATGATACATTAACAATGATTACAGACGGTAATTTGTGGTATGAAGTCGCACGAGCAAGTAACTAAAATAATTTAACTATGAAATACACAACTTATGATCTAACAAAACAGTTTGAAGGTTGTAAGCTTGTTGCTTATCTTGACTCTGGAGGAGTTCCTACTATCGGGTATGGACACACCAAAGGAGTTAAGATGGGGGATAAGATTACACAAGAACAAGCTGATCAATATTTAAAAGAAGATATGACTCAAGCAGAAAATGCTGTAAATAAACTTGTAAAAGTAAGTTTATCTCAGAATCAATTTGATGCTTGTGTTGACTTCGTGTTCAATCTCGGAGAAGGAAACTTCTCTAAATCTACTCTACTTAAACTAATCAATCAAGGTAAGTTTTCTGAAGCTGCAAATGAATTTCCTAAATGGAATTTGTGTGCAGGTAAACCTTTAGCTGGTCTTACTCGAAGACGATTAGCAGAACAGAGTTTATTTTTAAAAAAGTAAAGGAATCGATTATGGACTGGAAGGGAGTAATAGGTACAGTAGCTCCATGGCTCTCAGGAGCGTTAGGAAGCCCTCTGGCAGGTTTTGCTGTTGGTGCAGTATGTGATGCTCTAGGACTCTCTGAGAAGTCTGAAATAGCCATTAAACAAGCCCTAGCAGGTGCTACTCCAGAACAGATGTTAGCATTGAAGAATGCTGATTATGAATTTCAATTAAAGATGCAAGAGTTGGGATTTAATTCTGTGAAAGAGCTAGAAGCTTTAGCTGTGCAAGATAGGGATAGTGCGAGGAAGAGGGAGATTGAAGTAAAAGATAATACTCCTAAAATCTTAGCTTATGCTGTTACATTAGGATTCTTTGGAGTACTAACATTTATGATGATGTCAACTGTACCAGAACAAAGTAAGGATATTTTGAATCTGCTACTTGGTAGTCTTGGCGCAAGCTGGACTGGAGTAATTTCTTATTACTTTGGCAGCACAGCAGGAAGTAAGGCTAAGTCTGAACTACTGGCAAAAGCAACAATTGAAAAATAACTTGTTGAGAGAGGCAATTTATATTGTCTTTGATGGGAACTACTTCTTGATTGAGGTAGTTCCCTTTTTGCTTTACTTAGTCATGAAATATTTCATATATGATCGTCTGCTTTTGTTCATTAGTTCTGAGAAATTTCAATCCAGAATTTTCAATCAACTTATTTAAATCTGAGAAAGTGTGTTTAAGTACATACTGTCCAATAAAATCTTTAATTTTAATTTCTTTATTAGGATTTAACATTGAGTGAGCTATCAGTTGCAATAGAGTAGCTGTTGTTTTTCCTGTACAATTATGTTTAGTAACTTGCGGATTACTCCAGTATTGATAGTTAGCAAATTCTGCTTGCACTTTATTCTTAGGCTGTACACTAGCTTTGATATAAGCTACTCCATCAATAATTTTAATTTCACGTTCTGATTCAGTCATTTATTCCTCCAAAGTAATCTTCTAAAGACAAACTCTCATCAATATCAATAGTTCCGCTTTCAACAGCATGTTTCACTGTGAGATATGTAATTTTATCCTTACCTGTCTCAATTGTAAAACTCACTGTATCTTCTGGAAAATTAATCTTACTTTTCAACTTATTGAATAAACCAATTGAAGATACATAATGTCCACTACCATCTTTCATAACATACCTGTAAGTATCTTTCAAGCCTTCATACATCAAATCAACAAAAGGAATTTTATCTGCTGCTTCTACAGTAATCTTCAGAGATTCTACATTAGAGAAATCTTTATTGAAAACTTTACCCAACTCTTGAAGAGTTACACTACCGAGTTCTATCATTTATTTCTCCTTGCATTAGAATGTCTCTGGTGCAGCGACAGAACGAATGAGCTTCATAAATCCTACTTGCAAATCTCGCTTACCTTCTTCAGCCCATTGCAACAAGTCATAAAGACGATCAGCTTCTTCTAAATCATCTTCATCGATTGTAAGAATCTCTTCCACTGTATATTCTTCGTTACAAGCTTGTCGCTTAGAATCAATTACTTGTTTTACAACCTCTCCAACTTGAGAAGCCAACTCTTTAATCTTATTCATCAAATCAATTTCTTCTTGTGATAAATCACGATAACCTTTAATCAGTTTATGTTGGTTTTCCATTATCTCTCCTTATTTAATCAAGGATTCAATAGTATTAAAATCACTACCTTTCTCTACAACCTTTTTCACAGCTTCTTCACCTTTCACTTTAGCTTTAAAGAAACCTTTCACTACTGCTGGCTTGAATGAAGTATTCTTAGCCACTACTTTAGCTGCTTGAGATAACTCTTTCTTGAGAGATTTAATTTGCTCAGAAATAGCAAAGCATTCTTCATCTGCTGATACAAGAGCTTTAATCTCTTCATTAATGTCCTTAATCTTTTCTTTCAATGTTTGCACAGCTTCAATACGGTCTGCAAAGTCTTTCAACAATTCCTCTTGATGCGCAATTTCACGAGAGATACGTTCTACTTCTGCTGCTGATTCTTTATTCATCATTTGTTTTCTCCTTAGTGATGTGGTGTGTATAAATAATGGTCGTTACTTCTTTTGGATATACTTCAATTACATTGTCAATGCCTTCAAATGTATATCCAGCATCCTCCCAACTATTGCCGTTTGTACCTTTACATGCAGTGTACTTAAAATACCTTTCTTGATTGTCATCTATAATTTTACAGACTACTTCATAGTTAATACGCCATCGACGTTGATCCTCGTTCCCCTCCCACACAACAGGAAATACTTCGCGTAATAATTCCTCCAGCGTGGCATCATCTGTTCCCCAATCTTCTTGCAAAGCATACTCAGTAAGTAATTCTCGCAAAGTCTTTTTCATAATAATTTCCTTATTTAAATATTACTTCACTAATATTCTCTGGTAAATAACCACTGTATAAATCAGAGGATAATTCTCTATGTTTATAATGGATTACTCCCAATGAATCAAGATAACTTAAAACATCGTGAGCGTCAAGTATATTTCCTTGAACTACTAATTTACCATTAACATAAACACCTTCCCAATCATCACAATTGTCTGCTAACACTACTTCTGCTGTCATAATCAATCCTCCCCATAATTTTCACGGTAATCTTCTACAGCATAATCATATCCGCTCCAATTGTCAACTCCTGCTCCTTGAAGACAAATCAAGAATTGCTGATCTTCTACCAATTCTTCATATTCTTCGTATGACATTGTTACTGTACCGTCTTCGTTGAATTTAATCATACAATCCCTTCCCATTCAAAGTTACGATTAAAATTAGCAATCTCAATTTCATCTTTGATAAGATTCTTCAGTACACGTTGCTCATTAGCTTTACGTTTGATGTAGTCTTTGTGGTTCTTTACAAACAATTTATACTCATACTTATAATCATACCATTCCTGTTCATCGACTTCCCCTTTCATCCAGTCATCGATAATTGCGTTATGATTCCACTTTGCCTCTGAAAGACCTTCCTCTACTTCTCGAATCTCATTAGTATTACGATCAATAATGCTTTGTAATGTGCGAATTGTATTATTCACTTTTATTCTCCTGAGAAAGTTGTTTCATTTTAATCTTGTATTTGAAGTATTCAACAATACAATTTCCAGCTACATAAATTCCAAACATTGCTATCAAGTAATTTTCAACTCCGTTCATCTTATTCTCCTATAAAAATATCTAACAACACTCCCACAGCAATTACCCTCCAAATTGTAATCTCAATTCCAAGATTTAGCAAGATGTTTACACAAAGAATTGATATAAATCCTAGAGCAGTGATGCACATCAATTTCTTCATTCCTTCAATAATAAATGAAATAATTTTCTTTGTCAACATCATTAGCTATTCCTGTAGTAATAATTATTCCTGTACTTAGTAGGAACTCGTACTTTGTTCTTAACAAGCTTAGGAACATTATTCCCTCGTACAAAGTAAGGGTAATACTTCTCATCAATATACCTGTAACGCTTACTTGTCACTCTGTGATGAAACTCACTATGATGAACAAGCTCTTTTGGAGTATATTCATCTGTTGTAATAATCACGGTCTGACCATCACTAGCGAGTTCCCACATACAAATCTGAAATGCTTGGTACTTGTGAGAACGAGGAAGCTCTTTGTCAATAAAGTATCCTCTCCATGCCATTTCTTAATCTTTCTTGGTTGTCACTGTTACTGCTGATTGAATCAGTCGAATAGCAAACCCTACAATCAAACAACTCCAGAAAGTAATATTCACAGGGTTGGTAATAAATAAATTAATTGCTGAGATAATTACCCATCCTATACCGGCATACAATAAAGACCATAGAGCAAGAACAAACATAAATCCAAACAAAATTGCGATAAGTTTCATAGTATTTCCTCCTTTTATTGATTGAGTTATGATTTTATACGGCTTAATTTTACTTGTCAAGCTATTTCAGTCATCTATCTCTACGTTGAAATTAAGTAAAGCGGTGATTACTCGATCATCTACTTTACCCATTAGGTAAGCAGCGTGCTTTTTAGCGATAACTTCTTTAGCGGATTTATAAACATGAAACGCGTCAAGTTCATTGCGAAAGTATCCGAGGAATTTTTGCTCAGTCGTTCTAGTGGTAACATCATAGTCCATTATCTGCACTTTGTATCTCGTATCTCCGTTTCTATAAGCACCCTGCTTATGGACTCCAATCACACAATCACCGCGAGCAACATCACTTTTAATTAAAAAATTATTTACAAACTTTGGAACTAATAGACATGTTTCTTGTGAATAAATTTTGTTACCTTTAATCAATAAATCTTTATCAAGTTGTATATCAGACATATCGTGTCCTACTTGTTTGTGCCACCAATCGTGAAATTTTGTAAAATCTTTAAATTCCGAGCTTGCACTAACTCCAATATAGGTTTGGTGCTCATCTCTATATTGCTTATTAGTGCAACGCTTTTTCATATTATACCATGCTGTATAAGCAGTAGTGTGACCAAGTGATTTATGCGAAACCCCGTTTTCGTTAGTTTTATATGTAGAATAGGTGTGATCATTAATCCACTCGTCATCCAACAACTCTTGTTGTATCTTGCTACCAGTCATAATTTATTCTTCTCCAAAAACAAAAATCCCGCACAATGCGGGATGTGAATCAATTCAAATTACCTTCACGCCACAGACGCTGCAACCCTTGTAGTCCGTTAGGGATAAGAGAGTTATTCTTTGTAATCTGAGGCATAGAACGGAGACCCATATTCAGAATATGTTGAAGAGCATCCTGATCAATATCTACATTTTTCTCTTCAAACTCAATACCCTCAGACTTCAGTAAGTTTTTTGCAGTAACACATTGAGAGCAATTATCTTTTGTATAAATTACATAATGAGACATTTAGTTCCTTTCATATTCAAATTGATAACCGTCTGGAATATCATTCACAATAATATTTAACAGGTAGTTTGCACTGTCAGCTTCTTGTTGAGCATTCTGAGTCTTATTCAGGTCAAACCAATTGTCCATATATTTCAAAGGATTTGATTTGATCTTTTTGTATTCAAAACCTAATGTATGATATACGTCTTGAGCATTAAAGTCAACCCATTCATTTGCTAAAGATTCTGTATATCCAACAACTTTTCTACCGTTTGAAAACAGATATTTGTTCCAATTGTACTCTGCCTGCACGACAGAATCAATCATTTGTTTAATGTATTCTCGATTAATCTCATACCAAATTTTACCCATTGGAGTAGTAAGTTCATGTTTAATTACGTACTTATCAACTTCAGCGTGAATAAACCTTTCATCTTGAGCAATCTTTTGGACAAGTTTTCCAATTGCTTGAAACCATCCTTGCTCTACAACAGCGAACGTAGCAGCAAATGATGCCACAAATTGTAGACGTTCTAAACAGAACAGAGCAACAACTGTATTCATTAACACATTATAAGAAGCTTGTTTATCTGTTGCTAGTCCAAGAGTATGCTTTGCTCCTTCTTGTTGTAAGCTTTTAAATGCTTCAGAGATTGTAGTAAGCCTTCCAACAATATCTTCATTCTTCATAATCTTATCAAAAATCAGATTAGGGTTAGAAATACATTGTCTCACAATCTCCGAATATGTCAAAGCATGTAATACTTCAATCTCTGATACTTTCAGCCAAGCAGCCCATAGTTCACTATTGGTGATAAATGGAGCAAACAATGGAGCAATACTCCTACTTGCTATCGAATCTGCTTCCCATTGGAGAGCTAAGTTTTCAATCATTAAATCTTTTACCTCTACAGGGCAACTATCCATGTCAATACGAGATTGCTCAAGATTTAATTCATCTTCACTCCAATCCATAGCTTTTTGTCGTTTATACAATTTAAACAACTCTGGGTGAGTTACGTTGATACTGTCATACAAAGCTGGCTCTTGTCCAAGAAAGAGGGAATATTTCCCCTCCTTCCATTCTGTGTTTTCATTATTAAACATAATTCTCCTTACAATTTACAACCTGCACAATCGGTTTCATCAACTATAATCGGTTTTACTCCAGATTCAGTATTAGTGTAATACTTAGTCTTCATACCACACTTGATACGATACAACCATAATTCAATCAGTTCTATAGCACTAATTCTCGGAGTTTCACCTTCTTTGAATGATCTATAACTATCTGCACTAATAGATTGTCCACAGAATTTCTGAAATATTGCATACATTTCAATCATATCTTTCTGAGGAATATCCCAAGCAAATTGATAACTACCTTTTAACATTTCCCAATCTGGAGCAATAAAAACATTCTTATTTGTTCCAGAAGATTTAGATACCACAGCCCTACGAATAGGGTAAATCGAATTAGTAGTGTTTCCTGCAATACTACTAGACTCAACAGGCATGTATGCTTCTAATACACTATTACGCATCCCATACTTTTTGATCTCTTCTCGCAAACCTTCCCAATCACACAAAAGAGGTTGATTCACAACTGTATCAATGAACTTGTTAGCAGTATCAATTGGAAGCCAACCATCTGCATACTTTGTCCTATCAAACCACTCACATTTACCTCGTTCTTTTGCTAATCGAACAGAAGCTTTATGTAAAGAGTAAGAATGGATTTCCGCAAGTCGATGCATGTATTGCTTACCTTCAATGGAATCATATTTCAAACCTTTTTCTGCCATATCGTGTGCAAGATTTGTGATTCCAATACCTGCCGATCTACGAGCTTGTGCTGTATAGCGCAAGTTTTCAAACGGATAATCCATAATACTAATCACATTATCTACCATTTTCAAAGTGCGATATGCAATCTCTTCATACTCATCAAAAGAAACTCTACCTGCAACGATAGCTCCTAAATTACAAAGTGCTATTTCTCCAGATGTCTCTCCATACTTATACAAGTCTTCGATACTGTCATAGCCTCTTGTCGGTAGTCCAATTTCAAGACATTGCCCAGTAAGGATACCATTAAACATACCCATATGTCGCTTAGGTTCTGTAAAACAATAAGTGTCGTCGTACCGACCTTCATCGACAACGGCTTCCACCTTAATGAATTGTTCCGCATTTCTTTGAGGGAGTCGTGACACCCACTTTAAACGATTTGTTTTAAAGCCCAACTGACTTAATTTAAAAAGAGAAGACGAGCTGATTAATAACCTCTCCGACTTTTTACAAAAATATTCTCTGTGACTTCCATCACCCGAATTAGTAGGCATCAGCCTGTTTCCTTCATCACATGCTGGAACAATCTTAGAATGAACACCCAGCTCTTGCAACATCTTTTGAATGTTTCGTAGAAATTCAGGGTAAATAGATACTGCTTGAATAGACTCATTAGTACCATTTCTTACAATACATCCATCCCCGTCTAAGAACCCAGACAACCATTCCAATCTACTTTTAACTGAGTAAGTAGAGTTAGGAACAAAATACTTGTGTTTTAAATTAGAAGCTTTCCCAATACTCCTTTCTACAGACTCATTATCCTTCCAATTTGTTACAGATTTTAGATAAGGTTTCAGAGCTTTCTTTTCATGGTAAAGATAAATCAAAGAGCTTCCAGTAAAAGTCCCGTCTGCACTATAAAACCCATTGTCATACGCAAATTCTAGCTCTTTGCTACCTTCGATTAAAGGAAGTTCAAATTTGACCAGTTTGTCACCAACCTTTAATTCATGAGTTCTCTTCTCTACTATATTTCTATAATCAACTTGAACATACCATTTGTGATACTCAGTACACTCTAATGTTTGACCAGCAGAAGTGATGACTTTAACCAATTTCTGATTTTCACCAGTCTTAACTACATCAACATTACTCCATTCTTCCCCATTCCAAACGTTAACTTTTTGACCTTCAAGTTCATTAATCGGAACATACCCTCGATCTGTCAAAACCTCTGTCTCTGGAGCAACACACAAGTTTGAAGAATAGATAGTTTCTTTAAATGGAGTATGACGATTCATTTCACGAATATTCATCTCATACTTTCTACCTGTTTCTTCCTCCATCCGTAAGAACTCAATCGCAAGTGGTAGCGCATCTACGAATTTCTTTTTACCTTTTGATTTTTCATAATTATCATAAATTTCATAAAATGAATCATCATTTCTATACATTGCCTCGTGAAGTTCAGGACAAGCTTTATAGCTTACCAACATCCACTTCTGACCTTTAGCTGCCTTCTCTGCTAAGTAGGGATGAAATGAAAACGCAAAGTCAATTCCGCCAATCCGATTCTTTGCTACAGTTGTTGGATGACGCAATCGTAACAGGGTTTCAACTTCTGGGTCTAGACAGTTATAATACACAGTGCAAGCACCACCTCTACCAGCTTGTAAGTTAGCATGTACAGCGGCTTCTAATGTGCGGTAATAAGGGAGTTTTCCAGAATGCTTAATTGTATTATTACGTACTCCTTCTCCTTTACTACGAGTCTCAATATAACCTCCAATACCTGCACTAGCACAAGTCATTGTGTAAGCAATGTGATCTCCAGCAGCTAGACTTTTAGCACTATCATTTGATTTAAAAACACAACAAGACGCATATCCTCGACCTAATGTACCAAGATTTTTAATATTAGGAGTGGGAGCATTAATTTTACCATTACTAAAATCTTGATAGTATTCTGTAACTTTCTGTACTCGATCTTCTTTTTCTTCCTTACAAAGTCCCAAAGCCATTCGCATCCAAACAAACTGAGGAGTTTCTAAAGGCTTACCTCCTTCTACATTTGAAATAGCATATTTAGTAACAATTTGGTTTACTACGGAATGTGGAGAGCGTAAGTCTTTTTTATGATTAATTACTGAACTCAGAGCATCTAGTTCTTCGTCCGAGTAACCCATTTCCTCCCACAAGCCCTTGCTCACCATATTTTTATACATTGTTTTGAGTGAAGGAATATTTTCATGTCCTCCAAACAATTCTTTATACACATGCCCAATCAGTAATCGTCCTGCCATCATTAAGTGAGGAGTGTCTTCTACATCCAGACAAGCTTTAATCATCGCATCTTGTAACTCTACTGTTGTTGGATTTTCTGGTAGCTTTTTATATGCTTCAGAAGCAATAGCAAACCAATCACAACCAACAACACCTGCCCATTCACTCCACTTGAGCAATTTGTTCACATCGAAATCTACTACTTCTCCATTTCGTTTTGTGATTTTTGTGATCATATTTTCCCTTTCTTATTATAATTGAAAAGACGACGATTATACCGTCTTTTCCTTCATTCGTCAAGCACTAATTTCAGCTTCGTATTCTTCCAATGTTTTCAAACTACCTCGCTCATTATACGGAATGCCTCGAATATCCAAAGCAACTTGTCGAAGAGTTTTAAGAATACCATCTATTTCTTCATAGTCATCTTCATACAAACCCACAGCCAAATATTGAGTGCCATCATTTTCATCCTCTTCAGTATCAAATTTACCATAATGTAGACCACCTCCCATTAATGTTGCTAATTCTTTTGTAAGACTAAAATCTTTCTTAGAAGACATGATTACTCGATCAATAGATGAACACATGCTGCTGCTTCTGTATTCATCATCAAGACGACATTCTCCAGAATACAAGTAACCAGTAATAATTTTATTCTGTTGATTACGATGTTTATAAGCTACTACTTCATACCCTTTCTTATAATCCAGTCCAATCACATAAAGATATGGAACTACTTTACGATCATTAGAAGGATGAATTAATTGCACTTCATTCATTCCTTGAAATTCTGGAAGAGTAAGAAGATCACTAACGCTCACTGTTTTCATACACTCTCCTTCAAAAATCCAGCTACAGCACAATCACCAATTTCCACAGGTTTGAATGTACTTGGCTTACGTACTTTCCCATTCACATCCTTAATCACTACTCGACCATACCCGTAGTTAGGTTCAAATGTGAATCCTTTACTTAGAGCATCTTGCTTGACTTCATTAATCTTAGGATCGTCAATTTTAACAAACTTACTCAGGTTATTCAGATCAATTCGCTCCATTGCTTCTGCTACTTTAAATCCAGCTTTCTCCAACTTCAACATCATCCCCACACAAACTACAAACTTATCAACTACGCCATCTAAAAATCCAGTATCATCTAATTCATCGAAAGCTTCAACAGTTTCTAAATACTCTTCTTGGAATATGTCAAGTTGTAGCGCAATACTATCTTTGTCAACATTCTCCAGATTACCACACATATCGTTAAATTGAGCAATTCGATTTACACTTGTTTGTACATAAGACGCTACATTCATACTTCTTCTCCTTCTTTTACATTTAACAATAGATTATTTTCAGTGACTTCGTTCTCTCCGAGATAGTCTAAAACATTCAAAATAGCTTCTTCTCTGGTAGCTGCTTCTGTAACAACTAGTACAGTAATTTCATATTTCATCATTCCTCCTTACTTAGAAAATCCTTGTTTATCCAACCATTCTTTCAAGGACGAATCATAATTATACCACACTCCATACTCGTAAGCAACTCCGTTCATTGAATATCCGAAATTATCAAATATAGTACCTCCTTCAATAATAGTATTAAATTTAGCAATAGGAACAATCATTGCTTCGCTATTCAAATTTAATCCAACAATCAACGGAAGAGAAGGATGTTGTATTTGAATAGCTGGAATCATAGACTACTCACAAAAGCTGAATACTTATTAGATTGCTCAGTGGTAAAATCTTTTGCAGAGTTATTCCAAGTAAGAATATATCCGCTAACTTCTGTAATATCATCTACTTTTAAACTCCATTCTTCCGTAAAAGTAAGACCGTATTGAATCAGTTTAAGTTTAAGCTGACTCAGTTCATACGTGAAAGCTTCAATCGCTTGGTCTTTTGTGTATTTTGATTTATTATATGTTTTTACAATTTTCATTTATTTTCCAGTATTAGATAAAAGAGTTTTTCCATTCTCATAAGTATTCTTACGAGTACGATTTGTTTTACCACAATCATTACAAACTAAAACATTGTATGTACTAGATTGAGTAGCGTACACTTTATCAATCGGAGTAAGAGAATGACTACCACAACATACACAACGAGGAGTAGCGTTATCTTCATACAATGCTGTGTTAGGATGAGTCTTACTCCAAGCACGAAGTTTCAAATACACTTGCTCCAATACAATCACGTCTTGAATATTATACTCCAACATCTCATTAAAAGCTTCTTCTTCCATAGCCATACAACGTTCCCAAAGCTCAAATCCTGAGTGACTTACTTTGCGATCAAGACCAAGATAAGCTGCAATATTATCAAGACTATTTGATGGAAACTTAAATTCAGCTTTAGCAATCTTCAATGTATCTACCACTTTTGCTGGCAGAATTGGAGGAAGTCCAAGTGCTAACATTCGAGTTTTAATCAAAGGAATATCAAACTTCATTGCGTTATGTGCTACCAAAATATCTGCTGTATTCATCAACTCTGATAACTCTTTCACAAGCTGACTATCATCTCCTTTTGTTGTAATACGACCACTAATGATTGTTGGCTCTCCTAACCATTTTGCAGAATAAGTGAGAATGTAACCCTCTTTAATTACTTGCTTCTGACTAACTGTCTGATCAAATCTTCCCCAGACGAACGCTGCTGTTGGCGCTGTTTCGAGATCAAGCAATAAAATCCTTGCACCTTTAGGAACTAAATTTGTTTGTACAGGAGCATCTTGATACTTCATTTTATAATACGCCCTGAGCATGTCTGACACAGTCGATTTAGCTACTCCTAATTCTCGTGCAATTCCTCTCCAAGATAGAGCTTTAGTTTCAGCCAAACTCAGAGCCAGTTGTTTCCAGCTATCATCTTTATTCATTTATCCTCCTTCGCAAAATTATAAGCAGCTTGTAAAGCTTTAATCATCTTTGGAATGTCTTCAATATAAATATCAGCCAACTCACTATTGAACTCATCACGAAGAGATACAATATCTTCAAACTCTTTTAGAACTAATACGTACTCTACAACACCAGATTTATTAGTATATCCAAACTTTTCTTCAATCTTTTTACCAACTTCTTCATCCACCATAATCATATCTTTTCTCCTTTATTCAATTATTTTGCACAATAGCAACCTGCACAAAAACCAATCGCAAAACATCCAAATAACAATGAAAACAATCCAATAATACTTGTAATCATAATCCTATCCTTTCTTTATGGTTTGATTTTTCTAATAATTTAGACTCTGAATAAACAACATAGATAGGTTTACCTAAAGATTTCATATATTCAATCATCTGTTTAGTTCCTCGTGATTTCCCATCCCAGATAGCCAACAGAATATCTGCAAAATCTCCCATCTGTTTATTGCGAATATGACCAGCAGCTTTACCATACTTGTCCCAATCAGCAGGAAATTTATGAACTGTTAGCTTATTCCTGTCAGCAAACTCTTTTCCTAACAAGTCTACTCCACGAGCCATACCACAAACTATTTCAATCCGTTTACCATACTCTTTCCACAGACCAGAAGATACTACAGCATCTCTTACACTAGTATAATCTGTAATACCTCTACTTCCCGCAATAATCAGTTTCATTCAAACCTCTCAGCCCTAAATTGTACACTAATTCCACCCAGAAGGATACTCACCATCTTACAATTATCAGAATTAATGAATCGTCTTACTACAGGATATTCTTTTCCAATAACCAGACAATTCTCATATCCTCGATTGTCTTTGCATTTTGTAGAGTAGTAGAATGAGGACATCTTTCCCCAATCTCCAGCCAAGTGTCCATCTACTTTTACACTAGTGAAATCCACAGATTCTACAGTATAGACCTCTCCAACCTTTAAGTAAGGATGTTCAGAGTTATCCATACATACCACTCTATCTCCTACATTATGAATTAGCTGCATGTTCCACCTTTACCCAGATAAAATCTTCGCCTATATGTATTGTAGAACAATCCGCTAGTCGTCCACATAGATTCAAAGCAACTTCACTCCAACCTGCTGCTACACAACCCTTGCAACAAATCTCAGTATTGTTTTCCACTCTCTCATACTCAACTCCATCCACAGTACATTTCATGTCTACTCTCCTTTCATTACAAGTCCCATCCCTCGACTTACTCCGAATGTTTGTTTAATATACTCTATTACTTCATCGATTTCCACTTGATCTTTCACAACATCAGAAACAATCTTCAATTCTTTTGTTGGAGAGTAGAAATAGAATCTCATTGTCATAGGAAATGTACTCATTGATGATATCTCCGTTTAGCTTCTTTAACGGCATTTTCAGCTTCTTCAATAAACTGATCTAAATATGACAAAGCCTTCTCATAATTTCCTGTATAAATATAAACAGAATCACTTAACATACTATCAAGTACTTTGTCCATTGGAAATTGCTCATTATTAAAACATTCAATTGAATGAATTGCTAAAGGGATGCTAGTTACTTTGTAAACAATTCGTTGCATATTATTCTCCTTTCAGTATCTTACGCAATACATCCCTACGATCTTTAGCTTTCACATTATTGTAGCCATGTTCTGCTAAGAAGTCAACTGTTGATGAAATATTTTCTTTCTTCAACATTGAGATAATCTTCTTCTCAATTACAGCTTCTTCGTAGGATATTCCTTGTCTTTCAGCATAACTCTTAATCTTGTGAGCCTCTTTGTCTACAAGCTGCATATTATCATCTGTAGCTAACAAATGCAAGACGTAGCTCTCAAAATCACTCCAATCTCGCAGAGAAGCATTCCCTTTAATATGATCTACTTCAAGTTTACTCTTTCCTGTCCATTCTCCAGACAAAGCACAATAGTTCCCACTCTTAGCTTTAGTCTTCAATCCTTCAGGTGGAGGGAAGCAATTATCATTCTTAAATTTGAGCTTGACAGGATATTTCTCCCATACAGCTCTGCGAAGTGAACCTCGAAGCCAAGCAAAGAATGCTCCTTTAGTCTCCCATATTTCAGGATAAAGCTTCCAAAGTTCAGGATACTTTTTGCTTACGGCTTCATCCATTCAATAGCTCCCTTCATCTTGGAGACAACATATTCTTTTGTTCCTAGGAATTTGTATCCATCAATTTGCAGAGTGTATTCAATCTTGTCTTCTGGCTTATCAATATAAATACTTACTTCATCAAAATACTTGGAGCACTCTGTAATGAGAGATTCTAGTGGGTCTTCAGAGATGATTACAGATTCTTCGACTGCTGGTTTCACATTTGACTGTGGTTGTTTAAGAGCAGCTTTACTTACCAATTTAAAACGTTCTAGATAGACGTAAACTTTATCCTCCTCGTCATCGATGACAGCAATACTGCCGTAACAATTAACATCTGTTACTTTATACTGTTTACCTACAGTCAACCAAGAACAACCCACATTATTAATACACTCAATAATATCTCCAACTCCAATATCTTCTTCATCAGCTAGTGTCTTCTGAACATTGTCTTCAACAAGCTCAAGAGCATCTGATGGGAAATACCAAAAGTCATCCTTGAAATCTACTGTAATTCCAAAACTATCAACCTGAGAGACGATTCCGATTTCTTTTGAGTGAATGTATTTATCCATACTTTCATCCCAACCTGACTTCCATTCCTTTCCGTAATGACAGACAGAATAACCTTCACACTTCTTCACAACACGTACTTTATCCCCTTCTTTAAACTCATACATTCTCATTCTCCTTTACATTACGGTTAACTCCCACCAAAGCATGATCTACTCCATCCAAATAAGCAATACTACAAAGCATATTCACTTCATCTTGAGTGTAGAGTCGTTGTTTTGATTGCAGCATTACAAATCCTTTACCACTAAATCCAAGTATTCTCTGTACGTAATCGACTCCACAATACTGTATAAATACTTTCTCGTCAAGAGGGAATTTAAGGAGAGTTTGAATTAGTTCTCTGTTTGTGATTGGCATTATTGCTCCTTATATTCGATTCCTAGTTTATCTAGTAGTGCTTGAGTATCAAATGTGTCATGCTCCCATCTTTTCATATGACAAGCTGCGGCATACATATCCATAACCTCTATCAACGTCTTACTTTGTTCATTTCCTTGCCAATCTTTGTATACAATAGGTTCTTTCGGATACCACCTTTTGTATTGGTCATATACAGCTTGTAC